AGACCTTCACGGGTGTTCCTCCGGCACTCGTTCCTGGCCCTGCCCGACAGCCGTTCCAGTACGGTCTCGGCGGTGTCGTTTCCTGGATCACCGGCGACGGTCGTTGGGAGAGTGGCGTCAACTGGGAGTCGCTGACGTGCGCTCAGGCCGAGGGCATCGGGGCGTGGCAGTGCCCGCCGGTCAGGCTGGAGTACCCCGCCTACACCTGGAGCGTCTCGTCGCACGGTACGGGCGGGCACGCGATCAGTTTCGGCTCGTCCCACATCAGGATGTACCGCGCTGAACTGAGTGCTTACGCTCCCGCACCTGGTCAGACGGTTCCTGTCGCCTATTCGATCGACGGTGGCCCTGTTGTCGTCGGAACTGCCGATCTCATCAGCACCTCGGGAACTGCTGACTCCATCGGCTTCTCGCAGGTGACGGGTCTGACCAATGGTCCAGGGCTCACTCGGACGCTCACCATCTGGCTGGGTGATCCTTCTGCTCAGACCACTGTCGGCCTCCCCAAGCAGTTCAACGCGGGGGCCAACGGCGGTCACGCCTCGGTCTTCACCGTCTACGGCACCTGGTCCTGCTCTCCCGTGGGTTACACGCCGGAGCAGGCTCAGCAGCGCGCGACCGAGCACCTGCTGACCTTCGAGGAGGCTCGCGTCGAGCGTGCCTTCTGGACGGGTGACCTCGACAACGAGCCGAGCCTCAAGGGCGCTACGGACCTCGGCGGTGGTGGCAGTGCCAGCATCACCGCAGGGGTTTCGATCCTTGAGGACTACATCGCCTCGACCTACGGCAGTCTCGGCGTGATCCACATGACCCGTGGTGCTGCTCTTGCCGGGCTGGCTGCTGACGTTCTGACCGTGACCGACGGAAAGCTCGTCACCAAGCTGGGAACGCCTGTCGTCGCCGGAGCCGGATATCCCGGGACCGGACCTGCTGGCGAAGCACCGGGCGGAGGCTTCACCTGGGCCTACGCGACTCCCGCGATCTTCGGGTACAAGAGCGATGTGTTCACGTCGTCCTCCGTTCCCGGTGATCTCCTCGACCGCGAGCAGAACGACATGTACGCGGTTGCGGAACGCAACTACCTGCTCGGCTTCGACCCTTGCGGCGTAGCCACCGTCCGTCTCGCGCTCCTCTGAAAGGGAGGCTTCCATCGTGGCTACCAAGGTGTTCATCCCGGTGCTGGGTAAGCGCATCCGGGTCACTCGACTCGACAACTGTGGCGCCGTCCCTGCCGCCGCTGAAGAGGATGCGTGGCTTGCTACCGACGGCTTCATCTCGCTCAGCCTGACCTCGGAGATCGAGGACGGGACCGAGATCATCACGAAGAAGGCCGACGGCAGCCTCTGCGTGAACGAGAAGGCCAACAACTCGTTCAAGCGATTCACGCTGGAGATGGAGTTCTGTGGCGTCGATCCGTCGCTGCTGTCCTTCGTCACCAACGCGGAGCCCTACACCTCCGGCAGCGGTGCCAACAGTGATGTCATCGGCTTCACCGTCGCGGAGGGCGCCATTGCGAAGAAGTTCGCTCTGGAGCTCTGGACCGGCCTCAGCGGTCAGGCGTGTGAGGCTGGCGACGAGGAGGCCGGTGGCTACCTGCTGCTGCCTTACGTCCAGGCCGGTGTCCTCGGTGACATCACGGTCGATGGCGAGAACGCTGTGACGTTCTCGCTGACCGGCGCCATGACCAAGGGCGGCAACGCCTGGGGTACCGGACCCTACAAGGTCCACATGGTTGCCAGCCAGACCCCTGGCACTCCGGGTACGCCGAGCGTTCTCCCGACCGCGCTGGACACGGCGGATCACCTGCTCATGCTGCTGACGGGTGTTGCTCCTCCGCCGAACTCGGCCGGTCCGCAGGCGATGCCCACTGCCTGACCTCCTGCGCAACACCACTCGGCCGTGGGCACATGAGATGCTGTCCACGGCCGAGTGACTGCCCGCCGTTGCCAACCAGGAGAGGCTCATGGCTGACATTGCTGGAGCAACCGCTCCTTGCTCGTGGCCTGTCAACTACGCAGGCTGTGCTGAGTGTGGGCCGTTCACGGTCCCTGAGGACGCAACTCCTGAGCAGATCGCCGAGATCACAGCACTCCGTGAATCGTTCGAGGCTGCTGCCGTTGCGTATCTGTGGGAGTGGACCAACCGTCGCTACGGTGTCTGCGAGATCACCCTCCGCCCTTGCCGTTCGCAGTGCTTCGAGACCTCCCCGACCTACTACGGTCGAGGAGGTTCGTGGGGTTCTGTGCGCTGTGGGCGGTGCTCCAACGATCCCTGCTACTGCGACACCGTTGACTCGCTGACTCTGCCCAAGAACGTCACGGGGATCGTGAAGGTCACGGTCGATGGTGTCGTTCTGCCGGAGAGCGCCTACCGTCTCGCCGGTAACCGTCTGTGGCGGCTTGACGGCGGTTACTGGCCTGTCTGCCAGGAAATCTCGAAGCCGTCTACCGAGGTCGGGACGTGGGAGCTTGTCTACTCGACCGGAACGCCGGTTCCCGTTGGCGGTGAGATCGCTGCGGGTGTTCTTGCGTGCGAACTGGCGAAGGCTGCGTGTGGCGATCCGTCGTGCGGTCTTCCGGCTCGCTGGTCTTCTGTCCAGCGACAGGGCGTCTCGATCAACGCGCTCAGCGCGGAGGAACTGACCGCTGGTCGTACCGGGCTGTGGCTCGTGGACTCGTGGGTCCAGTCCGTCACGGGTACTCGCAAGGCTTCTGCTGTGTACTCGCCGGACACGGTGGGCAAGCGATCCAGCGGTGGCAGCATCTCCGCTTCGAGTAACGGTGGAACGGCTGGTCCTCCTGGACCGCCTGGGCGTGGTGTTCACGTCTACGAGCAGGACACCGTTCCGACCGATGCGAAGGATGGTGACATCTGGATCACCGCCACGGACGTTGCTGTGCTGTCGAACGGCACCTGGCACAGCATCGTCGGTCCGCAGGGTGTTCCGGGTGCTGAAGCCCTCGACGACCTTACTGACGTCGCAGCTCCTGCTGATACTCAGGTCGGGCTGGTTCTGGGAGTTACCGCACCGGGTCAGTGGGCTCCCGTCAGCATCCCCACGGAACTCCCCGTCACCACTGAGCCCGTCCCTTACCTGTTCAAGACCCAGGGCGTTCAGGGCGTCGGGCAGGCCACCAGGTTGATGGACCTGTGGATCGCGTTCCACAACACCGACGCGAACGGTGTCACCCATGACTGGGTGGCAACCCTGAAGCCTGGCGACCCCTTCGTGTTCGGCCCCGCCGATGCGCTGTGGACCGGGACGATCGCAACGATCAACACGGCCGCAGGTGCTATCCCTCAGCAACTCGTTGACACCTGGGTCGCGTCCGGGATGACGCTGGTCCACCCGGCCGAGGGTTTCCCCCCGGTACTGGCCGACGGCACCGCAGTGGTGCTCGGTCCGGTGGACACCGGCAAGGTGTTGACCGTTGTGGAGGACGGCGTTGCCTGGGCGGTGCTTCCTGCTCCGGCGCCGGTCCCGCAGGCGCTCGACGACCTGACCGACGTCGATGTCCACCTGGCCGCGACCGGGATGCTGCTCACGAAGCAGATCGATGGCAGTTGGAAGGGTGCCAACTTCACGAGGCCGTTGAACTGGCTGACGGACGTGGTTGCCCCCGACAACGCGGAGGGAGTCCTCGGCACCACCGCTCCAGGTGTCTGGGAACCCCTCCCGATGGACCACCTCCAGCAGCAGATCGTCGGTCCGTTGCCGAGTCAGGTCGCTGGTCTCGACGCGCGGGTCACCGCGCTGGAGGCGACTCCTGAGCCGACGCCGGTGGACTTCGCGTTAACCGTGGACAACTACAGCGGTGGCTTCACTCGGGTCATCAACGCGCAGGTCATCGGTACCGAGACCGTTCGTGTCACCGTGGCGCTCGCTACGACTCCCGGCGTCAACGGCGCGGTCTTCCCTGACCTGTCGGCGATCAGCGGAACGGCGAACGTCTGGGCCGACTTTGCGGGGACGCTGGGGCGTGTCGAGGACGCCCTGACCGGAACACCCATCCACGGGGCGGCGCTCAAGGAAGTGATTCGCCGGGGCACGGTTGTTCTGGTCCGCAGGGACAACACCGACCCCAGTCACCCGACGCTCCAGGTGGAAGGGACCGAGGCCGCCGGCACTCCTGGAACCTCGCTCACGTTGGCTTCCCTGGCGGACGTCGATAACTCGGCTGCCACCGCTCCGGCGGGTCAGGTGCTCGGAACCACAGCGACTGGACAATGGGGTCCGGTCGCCCACCCAGCGGCGTGGGAGAAGTGGACGGGTAGCCAGGCTGCTTACGATGCGCTTCCCACGAAGTCGCCCGATGTGCTGTATGTGATCACGCCGTGACCACTCTCGCCGATGCCTCGGCCATCTACGTCGGCACCACCCAAGCGGTGGCTGTCTACGCTGGTGACGTGAAGGTGTGGCCCGTGAAGAGTTACACCGCTGTCTGGATCAACGGCATCGCAGGCCAGCCAGGGCTGCTGAAGTTGTGCTTCCCGACAGTCGTGGCGAACGACACCTACACCGTCGATGTCCCTCCGGGTCCGACGACGTTGGCCCATCCCGAGTACACCCTCGGCGTCAACGGAAATCTCGGTGACGTCGCTCCTCGGGTGTACTTCTCGACGGACCCGGCCGAACCGCCTGCGAACGTCTCCCCGTCGCAGTTCCGTGGGATGACGAACGGTGAGGCGGTCACCACCTTCGGCGGCATGAGGCTCACGGTCACCCGGGTATCGACTTTCGTCACCGCCCTCGTCATCGTCGGACCCGTCCCGTGATCGAGACCCGACACAGTTTGGAGGTGTTCCGCCCGTGACGCAGACCAATCCGTTCGTCAGTCGTCGTAGCGTTCCTCCGCAGAACCTCGCGTCGTTCGGAGACTTCAGCGGGCTCCGCTCGGCGATGGAGTCGTTGCTGACCTGTGTCGGGGAAGCCCTTCCTGATCCAGCACCCGCGCGGATGTTCCTGTACGCCGGTGAAGAGCCTCCGTGGGACGACTGCTGCGACGGCCAGGTCTGGGTCAGGTTGGTCTCGGTCACTCCGGCAGGAACCAACCCCACTCGCGGAGGTTGTGGCCCGGCGATGTGGGCGGCGAGTGTCCGCGTCGGTGTACTGCGGTGTGCGGCAACTCTCGGCGCGAACGGAACACTCCCAGCGGTGGCGGACATGATCCGGGACACGGCTGTTCAGATCGCTGACATGGCTGCTGTCGAGAGCGCCATCAAGTGCTGCTTCGAGTCCAAGCCCCTGGAGTTCGTCTCCTGGGTTCCGCTCGGTGTCGAGGGTGGCTGTGCCGGAGGCGAGTGGTCCATCATCCTGAAGCTCAACTCCTGCGGGTGCTGACATGGGCGGGGTTCGTGTCGAGATCGACATGGCTGCCGTTCAGCAGCTCGCTCAGAAGGTGACGCGGGAAGCGACGGAGAAGGCTGCTGCCAAGTCCATCGCCCGTGCCAAGTCCAACATCACCCGCGCCGGTCGTGTCCGTACCGGAGCCCTGCGAGGATCGATCCGCATCCTCGCGCGGAGGTCGTCCCCGTCCTTGATGACTGCGAACGTCGGTAGCGACCTCCGCTACGCTGGCTGGCAGGAACGGGGAGTCTCGGGTCCGATCTACCCCAAGCGGGGAAAGTACCTGCGGTTCCCGTCCTCCCGGGGGCGTGGCTACACCTACGCCCGTAAGGTTCGTGGCTTCGAGGGGGCTCACTACATGGAGAGCACGCTCAATGCCGTGAATGTCCGGGATTTCCTCTGATGCCCTGTCCGCCCCTCCACTGGTAAGGTACCCACATGGCAACCACCGCTTCGCTCGACACCTCGGGCGCTCCCACCATGATCGAGATCACCGCTGAGCCCACTCGGTCTGTCCGGGTCAAGTTCGTCGGTGTCGAGTACGACGTCCACGTTCCCAAGGCTTCTCTCGCTCTCCGCCTGGCTCGACAGGCTGCCGAGAAGAACGCCGACGGTGTGCGGATGATCGACGCCTTGTACATCTGGGCGGACAGCGCGTTCGGCGAGAAGGCGGAGGAGATTCGCGCTCGCCTCGACGACCCTACGGATGATCTCGACATCATCCACCTGACGAAGCTGATGGAGGCCATGACCGAGGTGGCGTCCAACGGTTACCCTACTCCGTGACCATGCGTCTGGCGCGGATGGCGCTGGACTCGTGGTGGGAGATCGACGGATTCGCGTTGACCCGAGGAATCCCGCCGCTGGAGGAACTGCCTCTCGGCAGGTTCTGCTCCTTCATCAGGTGGTGGGCCACGGAGAACGCTGACGAGACGTCACGAGCGAAGTTCGAGGCGCGACTGTGGAAACCGGCTCCAGGCGAGAAGCCCCGAGGACCGTGGTCCCCAGAAGCGGAGAACGAGGCTCTGCGCTCGCTGAAGGCGATGTTGGGTTGAGGCCGTGACCGAGCGGAGTTGGGAGTGTAGCCGTGGCTGACGGTGGCAAGGTCGGTTCCGCGTACATCGAGATCGGCTCCGACGCCTCGAAGTTCACGTCGGAGATGAAGTCGTCGGTGTCGTCCGCTGCGAAGGCAGCAGGCGCAAAGGTTGCCGATGCCTTCTCGAAGGCGTTCTCCACGGCGTCCAAGTCCAGCGCAACGGAAGCCGGTAAGACCGCAGCCAAGGCTCTTGGAGATGCCGCCAAGGCCGCTGTCCCCGCCTCTGGCGCGGAGGCCGGTAAGGCCGCTGCCAAGGCGATGGGCGACGCTGCGAAGGCCGGTGTCGCTCCTGCTGGCAAGGCCGCCGGTGAGGCGCTGGGAACCTCCGCGAAGGCCGGTGCCGTTCCTGCCTCCACTGCGGCGGGTCGTGCCGCTGGTGACGCGATGGGCGACGCAGCGGAGCAGGAGGCAACGACCTCCGGCAAGGCTGCTGGTCTCAACCTCGTTCGCTCGATGGGTAGCGCCGCAGCCAGTGGAGCCGGTGCTGCCGGTGCTCGCGTGGTTTCCGGGATGCGCTCTGCCGTCGTCGGACCGATGGCTTCGGTCGGCCGCAGTGCTGGGGAGGCTCTGTCCAGCAACCTGAAGGCGGGGGTTGCGGTCGCTACGGCCGGGATCAGCACGCTGCTCGGCGCCGCGTTCGCTGGTGGGTTTCAGCGACTGGTCACCATCGACGACGCGAAGGCGAAGCTTGAGGGTCTGGGCTTCACCGCTACAGAGATCACCGGGATTCTCGACTCGGCCACCGCATCGGTCAAGGGAACTGCCTTCAGTCTCGGTGACGCTGCTTCTCGCGCTGCCCAGTTCCTCGCAGCAGGGGTGAAGCCCGGTAAGGACTTGGAGCGTCAGCTCAAGTTGGTCGGGGATGCCGCGACCATCGCGGGGGCTGACTTCGGTGAGATGGGCTCGATCTTCTCGAAGATCATCTCCAACAACAAGCTGACCGGCGAGACCTTCGAGCAGTTGGCCGACCGTGGCATCCCGGTGCTCAAGTGGATTCAGGACGAGTACGGGGTCACCGCTGAGGAAGCCCGCAAGATGGTTTCCGACAGCAAGATCAGTGCGGAGGAGTTCTCTGCTCTGATCGAGAAGAACATCGGTGGTGCGGCTCTATCGTCCGCCAAGTCCTTCAGCGGTGGTCTGCGTAACGTCCGCTCCGCGCTGAGCCGTTTCGGTGCTCAGCTCGGCTCCCCGGTCTTCGAGGGCTTCAAGAAGCTCTGGCCCCCGATCATCGGTCTGATCGACAGGTTCACCGCAGCGATCAAGCCTGCCACTGATGCGCTCGGGAAGAAGCTCGCTCCGGCGTTCGACCGCATCGCGGAGTGGCTGGACAAGATCGACTTCGAGAACATGACCGACGGTCTCAGCGACCTCAAGAGCCTTGTCGGTCCGCTGCTGCCTGTGATCGGTGGGCTGGCTGGTGCGTTCGGTGGACTGGCGAGCAAGTTGCCGCTCATCGGCGGGCTGTTCGCGGGTCTCTCCGGTCCCATCGGCATCGCCGCTGGTGCGCTGGCTGCGCTGTTCCTGATCAAGCCGGAAGACCTGAAGAAGGGCTTCGACACGCTCAAGGAGAAGCTTCCCGGCTGGATCGACGAGTTCATCGCCAAGGCCAAGGAGAACATGGCCGTCCTCGTTCCTGCTCTGGTCGAGGCGATCACCACCAACGGTCCGATCCTGCTGCGTGGGATGCGTGATCTGCTGAAGGTCATCGGGGAGGCGATCCTCGAAGCCGTCACCGGCGCGGAGGTCGATTCCGACAAGATTCCGCAGGCCATCGGCAAGGCCCTCGCGGCGGGAGCCAAGTGGGTCTTCGACGGAGCGGTGAAGCTCTTCGGTGAGATCGGCAAGGCTCTGCTCGATGCGATCGAGAAGCTGCCCGAGAAGCTGAACGAGATCATGCCGACCATCCTCGGCTGGTTCGACAAGAAGGGGTCCGATCTCAACAAGAAGGCCGGGGAGTTCTTCGGGAAGATCGTTGACGCTCTCCCGACGATCCTGCCTGATCTGTCCAAGGCGATCACCGATCTCGCGTTCACCATCGGGACGTGGCTCCTCGCCTCCGGGGATGTCCTGGCGCAGAAGTCCTCGGAGTTCTGGCAGGTCATCCTCGACACGCTGTCCGAGAAGAGCGACGAGATCGCCACCGCTGTGGGTGACGCGATCCAGGCTGCCATCATCTCGTTCAATGCCAACAAGGAGACGTTCTTCGGCAAGGTCAACGATTTCTGGGACAGCATCATCGAGGGCCTGAACAACACCGTCGATAACCTCGACGAGGCCATCTACGACCTCGCGGAGGCTGCTGGACGCTACCTGGCGGAGAACGGGTGGCAGGTCGCCACAGGTGCCGCAGCGATGTTCGCCACCGTTCAGTGGGAACTGACGAAGCTGAAGTTCAAGGTTCTCTTCGATCTGGGTGCTCTGCTGGTCAACATCATCGGACTCGCGCCGCAGTGGAAGCTCGCTGGTCTGGTGCTCAGCACGACGTTCGGTGATGGGATCAAGGAGAAGATTCAACTCTTCTTCGATGAGCTTCCTGGCAAGTTGCTCGCTGGGATCACCGGCATCATCCCCGGTGGTTCTCAACTGTTCCAGATGGTCGGCTCTCTCTTCGGGGGTGTCTTCAGCGGCAACATCACGTCCAAGGTCAGCGCGTTCTTCGCTGCTCTTCCGGGGCAACTCGCTCGGGGCATCTCGAACGTCATCCCTGGCGGTCGCCTGCTCTTCGAGGCGATGGGCTTCCTGTTCGGTGGACGGTTCGCCGATATGGTCAAGCAGAAGGTCAGCTCGTTCTTCAGCGAACTGCCCGGGAAGCTCCGCAACGGGGTCGAGCAGGTCAAGTTCGCCGCTCAGGTCTTCTTCTCCCTGGCGGGGTCTTTCCTCGGCGAGAAGTTCAAGAGCGGCATCCTCGGTCCTCTCGCTAGGCTCGCTGAGGAGATGTACCGAAAGGTCAAGGACGCCGTGGATCGGGTGAAGCGGTTCCTGGAAGGTGTCAGGCTTCCTGCGCTCACGATTCCGCCGATCCGGCTCCCTGCGCTGCCGAAGCTCCCGTGGCCGTTCAACTGGGGTCGGCAGAGCCTTGAGCCCGGAGCAGGCGGTGGTCCTGCCGCAGACGCTGGGGAAGCCCTGGGTCGAGCGGCAAGTGCCGGTAGCGGTCTGTTCGGCTCCGCTGGCGGTGGTGGGCTTCGGGGTCTCCAGAACGCCATCACCCTGGCGGCTCCCAAGGTCCAGGCTGCTCCGCGACCGATCAAGGTCAGCGCGGACATGCCGAAGAACGTTCCAGCGGCTACGGTGAACGAGACGTTCAACGTCACGATCAACGCAAGTGCTCGGACGCTGAAGGAACTCAAGGACATCGAGGACTTCATCGGGATGGTCAAGGACGCTCGGCTGAACTCCCGTCGTGTCCTTCGCAGTGGTTCCGTTGCCGCGTGAGTGGTGACCTCGCCGGAAAGGGGTGAGTGATTTGGCAATCCAGTGGGGGTCGTGGAGTACGTCAGGCTCCAACGGAATGCGCGTCGGCGTGGACATCCTCTACTCGACGGTAACTTCTGCCTCGACGTCGTGTGTCGCAACGTTCAAGGTCTACACCGAGAACCAGGCAGCGTACAACGACAGCCAGACGCTGAACTACGGCGGGACGTGGGCGACGCAGCCTGCTCCGACGAACTTCACGAACAACTCTGGTGCCGGTGCTGTCCTCCGCGACACCAAGACCTACTCCTACACCTACCCTCCTGCGGGGGGTGGCTCCACTCGAACGTTCTCTGCGACCATCAGCGGAGCGTTCAACGGTGTCACCCCCACGGTGACGGTCACCGCGACGTTCCCGCAACGCCCTGGCGGTGTGCCTGATCCGCCGACCGGCTTCACGGTCACGAGGGTTTCGGATGAGCAGGTCAACCTTGCCTGGGTCAACCACTCCACGCTGGAGAAGCCCTACACCTCGTTGACGGTCCAGCGAGCGGAGTACCTGAACGGTTGGGGCGCGTTCGCCACCATCGCAACGCCTGCTCCGAGTGTGACGAGTCTGGTCACGACCGGAACCCAGCCGAACCGCATCTACAAGTACCAGATCAGGGCGAACAACACCAACGGTTCCTCCGCGTGGGTTGCTGGGGTTCCTGCGCTGACCTGGATGACCCCCGCCGCCCCGAGCAACGTGGTGGCGACTCCTTCGGGTTCCGGCTCGTCCGTCACCGTCACCTGGACTCGGAACAACTACACCACGAACCAGGCAGACCCTGGGACTCGTGTCGGGCAGAAGGTCGAGCGTAGCGTCAACGGCGCTGCGTGGACCGTTGTTGCCTCGAACCTCGACGCCTCGCAGTGGATCGACCCGTCACCGCCTGCTTCCGGTTCCATCCAGTACCGGGTCTCTGCGGTGGTCCAGAACAACGGGCTGTCCTCCACGGCAACGCTGTCCAACCTGATCTCCAGCGGTGTCGCTCCGCTGGCTCCGACCAACCTCTACCCGTACCTGCCGTACCAGGGCAACGACCTTGCCAACGGCCACACCCAGTTGAGCTGGACGCACAACCCCGGCACGGACAACGTTCCGCAGTCGGCGTTCCAGCTTCGCTTCAGTTCCGACAACGGTCAGACCTGGACGACCTCAGCGGTGGTCGAGTCCGGTACCTCGTCGTACACGGTTCCGGCTGGTCTCGTCCCCAACAACGCGGTCTACCAGTGGCAGGTCGCCACTCGTGGCCTTGTGGAGCCTGGCTTCGGTCCGTGGTCCGAGTCCGCGATGATCCGCGCGTCCACTCGCGGGACGTTGACGCTCGATCCGCTGAACCCTGCTCCGCAGACCAACCTGCCACCGCTGTCGGTTGGTTGGACCTGGGACCAGGCGGAGGGGTTGTCGGCTGTTCGGTTCGAGGTCCGGCTCACCGACGTGACCACAGGTCTTCTGCTGGAGACGCAGACCGTCCCGCGTCCGGTCACCGAACCGAGCCCTCAGCAGGAGCCTGAGCCCGTCCTCGAAGGAATCCCGACAGGGACGACGTTCGCCTACAAGCCCAACGACGGCCAGGTCTTCAAGATCGAGGCGCGAGCCCAGTTCCAAGACCTCCAGTGGTCGGCGTGGGTCTCGGCGGAGACCACGTTCGTCGCGCTTCCTCCGGCACCGGCTACCGTCGTGGCGACCTTCGACGAGTGCTCCGGGACTGTGGTGCTCCAGATCGAGGCCGCCGCCGGGATTCCGGGAACCAGCATCCCGGCTGTCGCTGCGTCGGTCTACCGTCGTGTGAACGAGGAGGAATGGTCTCTGCTCGTTGACCTCGTGCCGTTGCCGACGAACGTGATCGACGTGCTCCCGACGACCCACGGCGTCAACGAGTACAGCATCCTGTCCGTCTCGACACTTCCGACGTACACGACCGGACCTCCGACGTTCGTTCAGATGGTTCACGGGCAGCAGGTCGGTCACGCCGCTCCGAGTGGTCCCTGGGTGTACCTGTCCTACGGACCTGACTACGCGACCGTCCTGCGGATGCGTGGCGACATCGACATCTCCTCCGTCACCGGACGTGCTCGGGAGTCGCAGGCGATCCTCGGACGGAAGCTCCCCATCGCGCTGCTCGGTCACCTCGTGTCGCGCATCGTGCGGGTGAAGGGGACGATCCGTGATCCGTTCATCTGTCCGACGCCTTCGCCCTACGCGCTGCCGTGTGGCTTCGACAGCCCCCGCGATGACTGGGAGCGTGCGTCCTGGGAGTCCGAGCTGGTCTGCTTCAGAGACTTCACAGGTCGTCGCGTCTTCGGGATCATGAGCGATCTCACGGTCAGTGACGGTTCGATCCTGGGCTGGTCGGACATCTCGTTCGAGGTCGAGCAGATCGACGTCACCGAACCCCGCATCACCGTCGGACCTCTGGAGACCGAGCAGCCGTCACCGGCACCTCCGCCGGTTGGCCCGTGACGAAGGGACTGAGGAACCGTGGTCGGAATCCCGCTCCCTGAGGGAGTCACCTCGACGTTCGAGCAGTTCCAGCTCGCTCAGACGTCGTACATCAAGATGAGCCGAGTCACCTCGTTCTCGGTCGATCTGCTCGACAACGACGAGAACTACATCGGCCCGGTTCCTGGCGTGCTCCTCCCAGCGGGGAAGTTGTCGTGGGACACCTTCGCGGCGGTCAAGTCCGGCGGGACGATCCCGATCCGTCACCTTGCCGGTAACGACGTGGACTGGCTCAACGTCCGCGTGAAGGTGACGGTCAGCATGAGGAACCCGAACGCTGAACGGGACAACCAGATCACCTACGCGGAACTCGGCATCTACATCCCCTCCGCTCCGAAGGAGGTCTGGGACGAGCACGGCAGCCAGTGGGACATCGAGCTGATCGACAAGTTGTCCATCCTGGACTCCGACGTCATCGGCAGTGGCAACCGTGCTGGGCAGTCGTACTCGTTGCCGAAGGGCACCAACATCCTCTCCGCTGTTCGTGCGATCATCACGGAAGCAGGTGAGTCAGCAGCAGCGATCGGTAGCAGCTCGAAGGTGCTGGCCGCTCCGATGATGTGGGAGGCAGGTGTGACGAGGCTCAAGATCATCAACGACCTCCTCGACACAGCCAACTACTTCTCGCTGTGGTGCGACAATGCCGGCGATTACCGGGCCACGCCGTACAAGGCGCCGAAGGACCGCGACGTCCTGTACAAGACGCTGAAGCCGTTCGTTGCCGGGAGCACGTCCGTCCTCACACCTGGCTGGACCCAGGACAAGGACATCTACACGATTCCCAACCGCGTCGTGGTCGTCGGCCAAGGTTCCGGCGACACCCCGGCCCTCTCAGCGGTGGCGACGAACACCGATCCCAAGTCCCCGTACTCCTTCCCCAACCGCAAGCGGTGGATCACCGAGTTCCGCTCCGGCGTGGAGGCCACAAGCCAAACAGACCTCAACGCTCACGCCTCTCGGTTGCTGACGTCGCTGACCTCCGTGGCGGGAACGTTCGAGGTGAAGCACCTGTTCATCCCTGACCTCACGATCAACTCGGTCGTCCAGTTCAGCGACCCTGATGCGGGGATCGACACGCTTGCTACAGTTGTGAAGACAACTATCCCCATCGACCCGCTCGACATCTGTACGACCACCCTCCAGGAGGTGCTTCGCTGATGGCGATCCCCGCGTTGGACTTCGGGACGCTGGTTCCCACGGTCGCACCTGCGGAGGCTCAGGACGTCGCGTTCTACTGGGCAACTGTCACAGCGACAGCACCTCTGGCGATCCGTCTGGACGGCGACACCTCCGCGCTGGCGTTCGCCCCTGACTCCTTGGTCACCGCTGCTGTGCTCCACGTCGGCAGCCGTGTCTGGGTCCAGCGGATCGGGAAGCGTGTCGTCGTCCTGGGAACGACCAACGGGATCGGGACGGTTGCTGCTGTCCCGTGGACATCGGTGACCGGGTTCAGCAACGGCTGGATCAACTACGGCTCCGTCTTCCAGACGGCTCAGTACCGCAAGATCGGTGATGTGGTGACCCTGCGGGGTCTGATCAAGTCAGGAACGGTCGGCTCCTCGGCCTTCACGCTTCCTGCCGGTTACCGCCCTCCTGCGCGTCTCATTCACCACGGGACCACCGCGAGGAGTTCGACCTGGACCACAGGAGCCGCGTCGGCAGGTACGGCCCACAACCACACGTTCACCATCACCGACTACGCGGTGCGGATCACGGTGGACACCGACGGCACAGTGATCCCGTACTCCACAATCATCGCCGAGTACATCTCGCTCGACGGTGTGTCCTTCTCGATCACGCCCTGACCCTTTGTCCCGACAACGTAAGGAGCTCTGAGATCATGGGGTACCCAGTGCGTGAGGGTCCGTACATCTCGTGCCCGTACTGCCGTGCCAGGGGTCGAACAGGCCGCGTCATGATCGGAAACCGAACCGGTGAGTGCAAAGCATGTGGCGCGTTCGCCCGTCGTGCTCCCAAGCGACTGCTTGCCCTGTTCGCGGAGAAGTACCCTGACCTCTACCTGGAGTTCCGAACCCAGGCGGAGTACGAGGTGTACAGCGAAATCGTTGAGGAGTTCAGGGAGACGATGGCGAAGGAGGGCATCCTCGTATGAGCGACGGGAGGTTCACCGACGAAGATGAAGTCGAGGTCGCTGTGCGTGCGTTCGATACCGCTAAGACGCGGGTGATGAAGCACAAGGCCAACCGCAAGGCCGCCAAGGTCAAGATGCTGACGATGGCGATCGAGGGCTACACCCACGACGAGATCGCCGCAGAACTCGGCATGTCTCGGCACACCGTCGTGACAACCATCTACCGCACTCTCGAAAAGTCCTACGACCTCACCGTCGAGAAGCAGCGGTACCTGGAGAACGCTCGACTGGACGTTGCTCAGCGATCCATCTGGGCACAGGTCACTGCCGGAGACCTCCGCGCGGTGGAGACGTTCCTGAAGCTCTCGAAGCATCGTGCCGCCATCAACGGCCTGAACGCCCCTGTGCTGACCGCACTGGCGGTGACCGTCTCCAACGAGATGGAGGAGGCGCTGCGGGAACTGGAGGCTCTTGTCAACCCGGACACGAAGCCGCCGCAGGTCATCGAGGGCGTTGTGGTCGATGGATGAACCCACTGACGAGGCGCTTGCTGCTGCGATTGCCAAGGTTCAGCGGCTACTGAAGACGTGCTCCTCCCGTGAGGAAGCCCGTCTGATTCAGCGTCGCCTGGACGACCTGACGCACCGCTACAGGATGAAGCACGGCATCGGGGTTCCCCTCGATCCGCTGTCGCAGGCCCTGGAGATCGACCCACGCCTCCGCAGCAGGGATCACCTGGAGTTCCTGTCCGGCAGGATCGCTCAAGCCGTTCGAGACGTGGAGAACGGGCAGTCCCGGTACCTCGCGGTGTCCATGCCGCCACGATCCGGGAAGACCACGCTGGTCTCGATCTACTCGGTTCTCTGGATGCTGCGCAGGCACCCGGAGTGGTCGGTCTTCCAGGTGTCGTTCGACCCGTCGCTCACGACCAACTGGGCGAAGACCG